TTACTGGCTCTCATTATATGTACTTGCAGTGGAGCAAAATTGACGTTGGGCAGCCAAACTTTAGGGAATCAAACAGATTATTCTTTATATTCTGGGAAGCTTGCAAAGCAGACGAACGTAGTTACGGAATGTGCTACCTTAAAAATAGACGATCTGGATTCTCCTTTATGTCGTCAGCTGAGACAGTTAACTCTGCAACAATTTCATCAGATTCACGGTTTGGAATATTGTCCAAATCTGGTCCTGATGCGAAAAAAATGTTTACAGACAAAGTTGTACCGATATCGGTCAACTACCCGTTCTTCTTCAAACCGATACAAGACGGTATGGACAGGCCAAAAACAGAGCTTGCCTATAGAGTACCAGCCACCAAGTATACCAGGCGTAAGCTTGAAACCAACGAAAAGCTTCAAGAACTCGACGGGCTCGACACGACAATTGACTGGAAGAACACGGGAGACAACTCATACGATGGAGAAAAATTAAGACTACTTGTTCACGACGAAAGTGGTAAATGGGAAAGACCTAATAATATATTAAACAATTGGCGAGTTACAAAAACCTGTCTAAGATTAGGTAGTAGAATCATCGGTAGATGTATGATGGGCTCAACATCTAACTCACACGACAAAGGAGGTAAAAACTTCAAAAAACTTTATGATGACTCAGACGTTACTCAAAGAAACGCCAATGGACAAACTCGCAGCGGATTATATTCTTTGTTCATACCTATGGAATGGAACTACGAGGGATACATTGACTCTTATGGCTTACCTGTATTCGATACACCAAGTAAGCCGATTGAAGGACCTCAAGGTGAAAAAATAAAAATAGGTGTAATAGAATACTGGGAGAACGAAGTAGAAGGACTAAAGCAAGATCAAGATGCTTTAAATGAGTTTTATAGACAATTTCCGCGTACAGAAAAACATGCTTTTAGAGACGAAACAAAACAATCTTTATTTAATCTAACTAGAATATACGAGCAAATTGATTTTAATGAAGATATGCGTAACTCTATAAACGTTACGCAAGGATCATTTCAATGGGAAAATGGAGAACAAGATACTAGAGTTATTTTTAATCCAAACAAAAATGGTAGATTTTTAGTTTCTTGGATTCCACCGATGCATTTACAAAATAGAAAGTATAATAAAAATGGTGTATATTATCCAGGCAACGAGCACATTGGTGCTTTTGGATGTGATCCATACGATATATCAGGCACAGTTGACAAAAGAGGTTCTAATGGATCTTTACACGGTTTAACAAAGTTTTCAATGGAAGACGCTCCGCCAAACCATTTTTTCTTAGAATACATAGCAAGACCACAAACAGCTGAAATATTCTTTGAAGACGTACTTATGGCTTGTGCTTTTTATGGTATGCCTATACTTGCTGAAAACAACAAACCACGATTGCTTTATTATTTTAAAAAACGTGGTTATAGAGGTTTTGCAATGAATAGACCTGACAGATCAAGAAACAAGCTGTCAGTAACAGAAAAAGAGATAGGTGGAATACCTAATTCTAGTGAAGATATAAAGCAAGCGCATGCTGCGGCTATAGAGTCATACATTGAAACATTTGTAGGTTTAAAAGAAACAGGTTATGGTGATATGTATTTTCAAAGAACACTAGAAGATTGGGCTAAATTTAATATAAACAATAGAACGTCACATGATGCTTCTATTAGTTCAGGTTTGGCTTTAATGGCTTGTAATAAACACAGATACACACCGAACAATATAAGAAAAAGAGAACCTGTCAATCTTGGTATAAAAAGATATGACAATAAAGGTTATACATCAAAAATAATAAGTTAAATGAACGTTTACACTAATAACAACAGTTCTTTTCCTAGTCAAGTTGTAAGTAACGAAGAAAAAGGCACTATCGAATATGGAAAGCAAGTTGCTCAAGCTATAGAGTATGAGTGGTTTAGACAAGGTAGAACTAATGGTAATAGATATTTAACTAACTGGAATAATTTCCATAACTTAAGATTATATGCTCGAGGCGAGCAATCTATACAAAAATACAAAGATGAGTTGTCTATTAATGGTGATTTATCTTATCTTAATTTAGACTGGAAGCCAGTGCCGATTTTGTCTAAATTTGTAGACATAGTTGTTAATGGTATATCTCAAAAGTCATACGACATTAAAGCTTACGCTCAAGACCCACAGTCTGTAAAGAAAAGAACAGAATATGCTTCTAAGCTTTACGAAGATATGGTAGCTAAGGATTATATAGAAAACGTTAATCAAACTCTTGGTATTAATTTATATCAATCACCTGATCCAGCAACTGTACCAGAATCTAAAGAAGAGCTAGAGCTTAAAATGCAGTTAAGCTATAAGCAGTCAATTGAAATAGCTGAAGAAGAAAGTATATCTACGGTTTTTGCTCAAAATAAATATGATTTAGTTAGACGTAGGCTTAATATGGATTTAACTGTATTAGGTATTGCTGCAGCTAAAACCAGCTTTAACACGGCCGAAGGCATTAAGGTTGATTATGTAGATCCTGCTTATATGGTTTATTCTTACACAGAAGATCCTAATTTTGAAGATATATATTATGTTGGCGAAGTAAAGGCAATTACTATACCGGAGCTTAAAAAAGAGTTTCCACATATATCTGAGGAAGAGTTAAAGCGTATTCAGAATATGCCTGGAAATAGATCATATATAACTGGTTGGGGTGACTATGATGAAAACACTGTTCAGGTAATGTACTTTGATTACAAAACATATCATAATCAAGTATTTAAAATAAAGCAAACTGATCAGGGGTTAATGAAGGCTATTGAAAAGCCAGATACATTCAATCCGCCAGAAAACGATAATTTCGAAAGAGTGTCTAGAACTATAGAAGTTCTTTACAATGGAGCAGTTGTTTTAGGAACAAATACAATGCTCAAGTGGGAGTTGGCTGAAAATATGTCAAGACCTTACGCTGATACTACTAAAGTAGCTATGAATTATGCTATTTGTGCTCCTAGAATTTACAAAGGTAGAATAGAGTCTGTTGTTAGTAAATGTGTTGGCTTTGCTGATATGATACAAATTACACATTTAAAACTACAGCAAGTTCTTTCAAGAATGGTGCCAGATGGTGTTTATCTTGATATGGACGGTTTAGCAGAAGTTGATTTAGGTAACGGAACAAACTACAATCCAGCCGAAGCGCTTAATATGTATTTTCAAACTGGTAGTATTGTTGGTAGATCACTAACGCAAGATGGTGATCTTAACCATGGTAAAGTACCTATTCAAGAGCTTAATAGTTCTAGTGGCGGTGGTAAAATACAAAGTCTAATAACTACGTATCAATACTACCTACAAATGATACGTGATGTAACAGGATTAAACGAAGCTAGAGACGGTAGTACTCCAGATAAAAACACTTTGGTAGGTTTACAAAAACTAGCCGCTAACGCGTCTAATGTAGCGACTAGGCATATTGTTCAGTCTAGTTTGTATTTAACTCTTAAACTAGCTGAAAATGTTTCTCTTAAAATAGCTGACGCTCTTCGTTTTCCATTAACAAGAGCATCGTTGCAAAACTCTATATCTACTTATAACGTGAAATCACTAGATCAAGTTGTAGATTTAAATCTTCATGATTTTGGTATATTCTTAGAGTTAGAACCTGACGAAGAAGAAAGAGCTCAATTAGAACAAAACATACAAGTAGCGTTGCAATCTGGAGGTATTGATTTAGAAGACGCTATAGACATACGTCAAATTAAAAACCTTAAGCTAGCAAACCAAATGCTAAAAATTAAGCGTAAGGTTAAAGTAGAAAGAGATCAAAAAGCTCAACAAGCAAATATCGCTGCTCAGGCCGATGCTCAAGCTCAAACTGCTGAAAGAACAGCTATGGCAGAAGTTCAAAAACAAGAAGCTATCGCGTCAACTAAAGTTGACATAGAAAAAGCTAAGCAAGAAATGGAACTTCAAAAAATGCAAACTGCATCTCAAATAAAGCAAGCTGAAATGGAAAGACAGTTCCAGTACGATATGCAACTTAAGCAAATGGACGTTCAAGTTGAAAAAAGCAAAGAGCAGTTTATAGAAGATAGAAAAGACAAAAGAACTAAAATACAAGCAACACAACAAAGCGAAATGATAAGCCAAAGAAAAAACGATGGCTTACCGATAGACTTTGAAAATCAACCGGACCAAGGTCTTGGTGCCTTTATGTAGGCAAATCAATTTTTTAAATTATATTATATTATGTCAACAGAAGTAAAACAAGAAGGTGAGTTTAAGCTTAAATCTAAAAAGAAAAAAACACCTAAAAAATTAAGCAAATCAAACGAAGTAACTAAAGTAGACTTAACAAAGCCAGAAGCTCAAGGGGAAGTAGTTCCTGATGTTGTTAAAGTTGAAATACCTAAAGAAGATGCCGTTCAAACACAAGAGACAAATGATAGCGATGCTATTGTCGAAAAATCCAAAGACAGTGGCGACAGCGAAGCAGTGGTTGAAGAAGTACGGACCACCGAAGAAACAGTAGAGTCTCCAATAGAAATTATTGAAGAAGTAGCTGAAGTAGAAAAAGAGCTAAAAGAAGCTATAAGAGACGAAAAGGTCTTAGGTAAGCAGTTACCTGAAAATATAGAAAAGCTAGTTTCTTTTATGGAGGAAACTAATGGTAGCATAGAAGACTATGTTAGATTAAACGCTGATTACTCTAGCGTAGACGATATTACATTGTTAAAAGAGTATTATAAAAAAGAAAAACCATATCTTGATAATTCAGATATTGATTTGTTATTAGAAGATTTTCAATACGACAATGATCTAGACGAAGAAAAAGATATACGCAAGAAAAAACTTGCATTTAAAGAAGAAGTTGCAAAAGCCAAAAACTTTTTGGAAAGCACGAAGGAAAAATACTACGCTGATATCAAGTTGAAATCAAACGTAAATCCTGAAGCTAAAAAAGCTATGGACTTTTTCAATCGATACAATGAGCAGCAAGAACAAGCTGAACAACAACGTTCTGTGTTTCAAGAAAATACTAAAAAACTTTTTACTGAAAATTTCGAAGGTTTCGACATTAATGTAGGTAATAAGAAATACAGGTATAAAATCCAAAACACCGACACTGTTGCTGATAAGCAATCAGACATTAACAATCTAATCGGGAAGTTCCTTGATAAAAATGGTTCTGTTAGTGACTACAAAGGTTATCACAAGGCAATGTATGCTGCTGAAAACGTAGATCGTATCGCTGCACATTTTTACGAACAAGGTAAAGCTGACGCCGTTAAAGGTGTTGTAGATAGCTCAAAAAACTTGAGCGACAAAACAGCTAGACCTTCTAGTAACGGTGATGTATTTTTAAATGGCTTTAAAGTTAAAGCTATTAGTGGTGCGGATTCTACAAAACTAAAAGTAAAAACAAGAAAATTTAACTAAAAAATTAAAAAATTATGGCTTTAAGTCCTAACTTTGGTTCTATTAAACCAAGTCAAAAACAACAATTAAACGATAGCAACTGGCTAAAGTTTAACGACGGTACTGCCGCTGGAGACACTGATACATTTGCTCAGCAGTATTTACCAGAAATTTATGAACAAGAAGTAGAGCGTTACGGAAACCGTACGTTATCTGGATTCTTAAGAATGGTTGGCGCTGAAATGCCAATGACATCTGATCAAGTTATTTGGTCTGAGCAAAATAGATTACACGTTGCTTACAACGGAGTTTCTAATGATTTAGCTGACACACTAACTTTCACAGTAGGAGGCGCTGGAGATACTTTTGTTGAAAATGTTATTTCTGCAGGTGATACTATTGTTATTTTAGATGATACAAACAATTCTGATGTAAAAGCTGTTGTAACTGCTTCTAGTCAAGCTGGAGCAACTGCTACTGTAGTTGTAGCTCCTTATGGCGTTGAAGATTTATCTGGAGTAGCTGCTACTGGATTGAAAATATTTGTATATGGTTCTGAATACTCTAAAGGAGTTTCTATCGCTAACTCTACAGGTTTAGCTGATACTACTGGAAAAAGAAGTATTACTCCTTCTTTCACTCAATATTCTAACTCACCTATCATCATCAGAGATAAATACGTTGTTAACGGATCTGATATGGCTCAAATCGGTTGGGTTGAAGTTGCTACTGAAGATGGAACTTCTGGATACCTATGGTATTTGAAAGCTGAGTCTGAAACTCGTTTGCGTTTTGAAGATTATTTAGAAATGTCTGTAGTTGAAGGTGAATTAGCTGACGCTGGTGTTGGTGCTGGTGGTGATGCTGCTTACCAAGCTGGTTACAAAGGTACTCAAGGTTTATTTGCTGCTATCAAAGATCGTGGTAATGTAAACACTGGATTCACAGCTGCAACTGGTTTAACTGCTTTTGATGCTATTCTTAAAAACCTAGACACTCAAGGTGCTATTGAAGAAAACATGCTTTTCTTAAATCGCCAGACTGCACTAGACTTTGACGATATGCTTGCTGATTTATCTGCTGGAGCAAACGGTGGTACTGCTTATGGATTATTTGAAAATTCTGAAGAAATGGCATTGAACTTAGGTTTCAGTGGTTTCCGTAGAGGATCTTATGATTTCTACAAAACAGACTGGAAATACTTAAACGATGCTTCTACGCGTGGTGCTTACGATACTTTGACAGCTAGTGTTGAAGGTGTTTTAGTACCTGCTGGAACTTCTACAGTTTACGATCAAATCTTAGGAACTAACATCCGTCGTCCATTCCTACACGTTCGTTACAGAGCTTCACAAGCTGACGATCGTAGAATGAAGCAATGGTTAACTGGTTCTGCTGGAGGAGCTTTCACATCTGATTTAGATGCTATGGAAGTAAACTTCCTATCTGAAAGATGTCTTTGTGTACAAGGTGCTAACAACTTTGTATTATTCCAAGGAGCATAATTCAAAACTTAAAACTCTTGGGGTTACCATTTCGGTAACCTCAGGATTTTTATTATTAACTATTTAATTTTATTATATTATGGCTAAAAAAGCTAAAGCAGAAGAAACTATTGAGGTTGCACCTCAAGAAGTAGCGGTAAAATCCGCACCAAAAAAAGTTGAAAAACCAAAAAAACCAGAGTGGGAAATTAAAGATAGAACTTATTTTTTAAAAGGTAGAAAAACCCCACTAACACACACGTTAAACTCTAGACACACCTCTAAACATCCACTATTATGGTTTGATGAAAAAACTGGTGAGCAACACGAGATAAGATACGCAACAAACCAAACTTCCCCTCTTAAAACACATCAAAAAGGTGAAGCTACTCTTGGTCATATTATCTTTAAAAACGGGAGTTTATTTGTACCTAAACAAAAACAAAATTTACAAAAATTATTATCCATATATCACCCAGCTAAAAATAAACTATACACAGAGTATAATCCTATAGTAATAGCTGAAGATCAATTAAGTTTGTTAGATATGCAAATTGACGCATTAAACTTAGCTAGAGAAATGGATATTGATTTTGCAGAAGCAATACTTAGAGTTGAACTAGGTTCAGCTGTAACAAAAATGAGTTCAAAAGAGCTTAAAAGAGATGTGTTGTTATTTGCTAAAAATAATCCAAAATTATTTATTGAATTAGCAAATGATGATAATGTTCAACTTAGAAATTTTGCTATTAGAGCATCTGAAGCTGGAATTATTAAACTATCTCAAGATCAAAGAACATTTACATGGGGTGCAAATGATAGAAAACTAATGAACGTACCATTTGATGAAAACCCTTATTCAGCCTTTGCTGCTTTTCTTAAGACAGACGAAGGTGTTGAAATCTATAAATCTATAGATAAAAAACTATAAAAACAAGTGATACTAATATAATGGGGACTATGAAAGTAGTCTCCACTATATTATAATAAAAATATAAAAATGGCGGTAAACGTAAATACAGTATATCAAACAGTCTTGTATATATTAAACAAAGAACAAAGAGGCTATGTAACCCCAGCTGAATTTAATAGCTTAGCCGCACAAGTACAAGATGAGATATTTGAATCATATTTTCCAGATGGAAATCAAGTTAATAGATTAAACCAAAACAACTCTCAAAACGATACTGAGTTTTTTAATATTTTTAAAAATATATCATACAAATTAAATCCTTTTATCGATGAGGTTGATTTTGAACCTAACGGAGCTAATGTAAATGAGTTTATATATCCACTCTTTGATGAAAACGGATTGACTAATAGAATTATATACAACATCGGTGATGTTGTTTCATACTATGTGGGTAGCAGTAACGATAACTCAATCGCGCAGCTTGTAACTAAGAGTGATTATAATAAGATAAAAAGATCTAAGCTAACAGCACCTACCAAAAAAAATCCATTATTTTACACAAAACCTTCTATTTCAGTAAATTCATCTGCCCCTATTTTATATATAGATCCAGCACCTAACTCCGTTGAGGTTAATGTTTTATTTAAACCCTCTACACCTTTTTGGAGGTTCAATATTAGTACTAATAATTCTTATGTTTATAGTTCTATTAATTCTACAGATTTTGAATTAGATGTTTCCGAACAGTCTAATATTATAATTAGAATATTAAAATATTGTGGCGTTATAGTAAACGATCCAAATGTTATAAATGTTGCTTCTCAAGAAATTCAACAAACTGAAATAAACGAAAAATCTTAATTAAATGAGTTTAATAACAGAAACAAACCAACAGTATTATCAAGGTGCTCAAGGCTTTAGAGGTGTAGGAGTTGCTCCTTTTTCTAATCAAACTTTCACAACTACATTTGATACAGATTTAGTTTTTGGATCTTATGATCCTAGCGACATAAATTATACTTTAAATAATTTTAAAATATACACAAGCACCACAGGTTTACCAAATCCTGGTGGCTGGACAGAATATACATCAGAATATACTGTTGAAAATAATACAATAACAGTATTAGGTGACTTACCTGCTGATGTTTTTTTAGTTGTTCAATTGAAAAAATTAGATGGTGGTAACTATGCTGATTCTCCATCTGAAGAAGCTTTAGGCGATACTGTTGAAAATAATTACGGTAGTTATAGCTATATAACATTAAACGATGCTATAGACAACTTTATGGTTGGTTATGTTGGTGATGGTAAGATAATTCAAACAGCTAAAAAATCAGATGTATTATTTTTTGCTAAAAGATCTTTACAAGAGTTTAGCTATGACACTTTAAAAAGCATACACTCTCAAGAACTTACAATACCATCTAGCTTAAATATAATTCTTCCTCAAGACTATGTTAGCTACGTTAAAGTGTCTTGGATTGATCAGTATGGTGTAAAAAGACCTATATTTCCAACCAATAACTTAACTACAATACCTTATAATACACCTATTCAAGATAATAAAGGTGTTCCAACTCAAGATAATTTCGGCGAAAATATAGAAGGTACATCGATAACAAAAGAAAGATGGGATAAAGCTAGAACTGATTTATTGACAAACGATTTTGATTTAGATGATTGGGCTTACTTTAGCGAAGCTTATGGATATAATGGTAACTGGAATTTAGGTCAGTTTTACGGAACAGATCCTCAATATGCTAATGTAAATGGTTATTTTACAATAGACGAGAGAGAAGGCAAGATGTCTTTTTCAAGCGACCTAGTTGATAAGTTAATTGTTTTAGAATACATCTCTGATGGTTTAGCATACGACAAAGATACTAAAATACCTAAACTAGCAGAAGAAGCTTTATACGCTTCTATATTACACTACATAGTATCTACTAGAGCTAATCAACCTGAGTATTTAGTTCAAAGACTTAAAAGAGACAGAAGCTCTAAATTAAGAAACGCTAAAATTAGATTATCTAATATAAAACTAACTGAAATAGTTCAAGTTATGAGAGGTAAATCTAAATGGATAAAACACTAAAATTAAATGGCTAAAGCTATAAATACTTTTTTAAAGTCTAAGATGAATAAAGACTTAGACGCTCGCTTGATACCAAGCGGAGAATATAGAAACGCTGTAAATGTACAAGTAAGTAGATCAGAAGGTGACTCTGTTGGATCGGTTGAAAATGTTTTAGGTAATAATAAGGTTTTTGATTTCGAAGCGGCTACTGGAGTATCTAATCTTTACTGCATAGGATATTTAGCAAATGATCAATTAAATACAGTATATGTTTTTCTTACAAACTACCCATACGTAAACGATTCATTTTCAAATAATCCTCCTTACAGTCCAGATGCTAAAAACTATATATTTGCCTGTAATGTTCAAAACAATAGCTTAACTTTACTTGTCCAAGGGGCTTTTTTAAATTTCTCTAAAACAAATCCTATATATGGTGTAAATATGTTAGAGAGTTTGTTATTTTGGACAGACAACAGAAATCAGCCAAGAAAAATAAATGTAGATCTAGCTAATCCATCTAATTTATCTAATCCAACTTATTATACTACTGAAGATCAAATATCAGTTGCAAAATATAACCCTTATTCTTGTATAGAACTTTACGAAAAAAGCTATTTATCGACAGTAGATGGAGAGAATGAATCTACCATAAAAGATGTTGTTAGCAAGTATTACCCAAATGGTGGAGCTGGAAACGTAAGAACTGCTATAGGAGCCACACCTCAATCTACAATAGAACTAAAATCTTTTGAAGGAAATATAATAACTCAAGCAGATGTTTATGACTCAGGTTCTAGCTTAGCACGCGTAGATAGTATTAGTGGTGAAATAATACCTATACCAAACTCAGAAGTTGATACAGCTGTTTATGATGACACAGATCCTGCCGATCCTTTTTGGTTAATAACAGCTACTAGTTCTGTTTTTGAAAATTTAACTGCAAACACAGAAATAATACTAAACCCAAATCCTTATTATGACCCAGATTTCGCTGGAGATCCTGATTTTTTAGAAGATAAATTTGCTAGGTTTAGTTACCGATTTCAGTTTGAAGATAACGAATATTCTTTATTTGCTCCTTTTACTCAAATTGCTTTTATACCAAAGCAAGATGGATATTTTATGTATGTTAAAAAAGATAACTTGAGTGAAGTTGATGATCAGTCTGATGCATACAGAAGTACTATAGTAAGTTTTGTTGAAAATAAAGCTAATAGTATAGATTTAAAAATACCTCTTCCTTTTTCAAATTATAATATAGCTAATAGTTTAAAAATAAAAAACATAGATATATTATACAAAGAGTCTAATTCTGTAGCGGTAAAAGTTGTAGACACAGTTCCTATTGAAGATGTTATAAGTTCTGCCGGAACTTTTAACGTTAATGGGGCTGTAACAAATCAAACTGTTTTTGATATAGATAATCTGCAAGGTGGTATTAATGTTGGAAGCTTAATAACAGGTTTTGGTATTGTAGGGAAACCTAAAGTCGTTGCTTACGATCCAATAGATTTAAACAATCCTTCTACTGGTGGCCAAGTTACAGTAGATTTACCTCAAACATTATTAGACGATGTTATATTAAATGCTGATAATCCAAACTATTTTTCTTATAATTATCAGTCAAAAAATCCTTTTAAAACTTTACCAGAAAAAACTACAACGAGAGTTTTTGATAAAACACCTGTCAAAGCCTTAGCTCAAGAAGTATCTGGCAATAGAGTTATATATGCCAACTATCAAGACAAGCATACTCCACCACCTAGTTTGAATTACAATGTCGCTGTGTCTGAAAAATCTGACTTTGATTTAAAATCAACTATAGCGCAAGTTCAGGGCGGTCCATATACGGGAACTACTATAACGGTAAAAGCTGGGTCAATTTTACCAAATGTTGGCGACTTTATAACTTTAGTAACTGGCTCAGGTGTTATACCAGAAGACACTCAGGTTGTTTCTACAACTGCTAGCGGAGGTAATTATGATATAGTTTTAAGTGAAAGTGTCACTGGTTTAGCATCTTCAAGTATTGTTTTCTTCGAGCCAGGTGCTGATACAACACAAACAACAAGTATTATAGAATACCCAAATAGTACAGTTAAAACAAATAGAAATTATCAAGCTGGTATAGTTCTTTCTGACAGATACGGTAGAACATCTACTGTTTTATTATCTAACAACAAAGATACAGTTAAAGTTGGTCTTTTTAGTTTCTCTGGAGATACAATATATTCGGCGTACAAAGATGACTTTACTAGTTACATACCTGGTAGTTGGGCGGGAGATTCCTTAAAGATTCTATTTAATGAAGTTATATCTTCTACAAAAAATGACCAGCTAGGAACTCCTGGAATATACAACGGAGATCCTACTAGTTTAGATTATAATCCTTTAGGTTGGTACAGTTACAAAGTAGTAATAAAACAAACAGAGCAAGAATATTATAATGTTTATTTGCCTGGAATAATGGCATCGTATCCTGTAGATCAATCTTTAGAAATAGGTAAAACTTCTCATGTTGTATTAATAAATGACAATATAAATAAAGTGCCAAGAGACTTGAGCGAGGTAGGACCTGAACAAAGACAGTTTAGAAGTTCTGTTCAACTTTTTGGTAGAGTAGAAAACACGAACATAATAATAGATCCAACAAATAATTTAGGTGCTGCAAACACTCAATATTACCCGGAAAGATCATCTGATACTGTTTCTACTATATCTACCGTTGTTGATTTATTTGAATATACTACAATTGGAGACACCGCTCCTAGACCAAACTATTTTCCTCAATTTTATTCTGTAGATTCAAACCCGCTTATAGCCAAAATAAGTACTAATAAAAAGATAGGGCAAATTTCAACAACAAATTATGATCCCGTAACAGCGACAGTTGGTGTTTCTGCAACAACAAACATAATACAAGTAGCGAACGTTTCTGGC